TGCACCTGAAGTTGATCCTTGAAAGCCATTGTCTGAAACGACTGGACCTGAAAAGGTTGTTGTTGCCATTTGAATTTCTCCATACAAAGTTAAGCTTATCCGTCGTGTATGCGTCTGCTGGGGCAGTCTGATAAGCTGGATGTTCCCAGATATTTATATATTACACGTTTTGCGTATATTATACAACAAAAAAGGACACTAGGTCCCTTAATGTTGGTGCTTATAAAATATTATCCCTTTTAAACGATTCAGGCTGTTTCCTAGCCACCGTACCGAATAGATAATAAGTTTTAATGGAAAGCGTTAAATGCTCCCCGTTAAACGTTAAACGTTAAATGTTAAACAATTACTTGTTCATTACGTACATAGTTACTTCAAAACCAAAACGCATTTCTGTTGCTTTAGGTGATGTCCACATAATTAATCCTTAAAATGTAATATATAAGCAAAATTGCTCATAGAAGAATTATATCTATCTATTTAGTTTGTGCACTAAGCATATTCATGAGTTTTAGATAAGAAAAAACCCAGCCGTGAAATATACTGGGTTCTCTCTTTCTTACAATAGAAGGGCTACTTAATTACGCAGCGCCTGCTGAACCCCACATACCTAGTGGATCTGACCAACCGAATGAATATCTTTCACGGGCTTTGTAACGTACATTACCTGTGTCAAAATCACCGTCCATAGAAGTAGTTAATGCAGTTCTTTCGAAGTGCTTCATACCGTTAGGAACATCAGTTGTTAAGAAGTATGCATCATTGTCTGTTAAGAAATGATTGATTGCATAACCTTCAGGAATAGCGCCATTGCTTCTTAATGCGTTGATGTCGTTATCAGCAGTACCAACACGAAGGTCAGTTTCTAATAAACGAGTTGCAACGAATTGTAAGCTTGGTGGAATTACCAATTTACGTGGTTTAGCAGCGATCAATAAACCTCTTTCATCAGTCCATGCAGCGATTTGAATCACAGCGTTTTCTAGTGAAGTTTCGTTAAGATCTGCAGCAACTGATTGAGTGTTACTGTTAGTACCACCTGATGTTAATGGGTGATCAGTAGCAAATAATTCTTTGCCGTCGCCGCCTGCATAACCTGAGTCAAAGCCGTTGTTAAGAACGTTAGCTGCTTTAACTTGTTTTGTGTAAGACATAGCACGAGCTAATGCTTTAGTATATCTAGCTGATAGAGTGTCGTAGAGGTTATCTTCAACAGCTTCTTCAGTTAAACTGAAACCTAAAGCGATTGTTTCGTGGTTGTATCTTGCTGTCCAAGCTTCTTGTCCGTTGTCATAAGCGATGGCTGAACCTTCGTTTTTAACAGGGGCTGCTGAGAAGCCTGATAGTTTAGTTTCTTCTTCGAATGAACGATCTGAAGATTCTGTTTCATAAATTTCTTTATGTTCTTCGCCATATTTCTCATATTCTAAACCGAATAGAGCATTAAGGCCGGGTAGTAGCTCCTTGAGGAGCTGGGCTCTTGAAATTGCCATTATTTATTCTCCTAAATTAAGCTACGGCGTTGCCGAGGATTGTATCAAACTGATGCAAGTTAATTTTTACTAAAACTTCAGTAAATGTAGTTGCACTAGCTTCTGTTTCTGGAACTACACCTACAACCCTTAATGGGAATGTATTAGTAGCTGCTGGTGATGTATTTAAAATAGATGATCCAGCATTACCTGATATGTTAGGTGTTCCAATTAAAGCTGTAACGTTAGTACCTACAGCCGCCTGAGTTACTGTAGCAATAACGTTACTTGAATCTGTAACTGCTACTTTATACAACGCTTTAGGGTCGTCCACAACATAAACAACAGGATTTGTTACACCTGATGCTGGAAGTGATTGAGCCTGAACAGTTTGACTTTCTGAGTTTGTGTACTGAAAGCCTACTGCTACGCCTAGTTTAGCGCCCGCTGTTAGCGATGTCGCTGGTGCTACTGTGCCGCCTACGTCTAGTTCTACCAATTGATTAGAATACATTGCTGTAGATGCTGTTGCAGGGTACTGACGTGTTGCGCCTGCATATGGCATAAAGTCTAATCTACTAACTGGTACAAAGCCGTAAGGAGCATTGACTGTTGGATAAGCCATTTATAGTTCTCCTAATAAGTTAATTTTATTTTCCACCGCGACCAAAAGAAGTAGATGATTTTTTATCAGAAAATAAAGGCATACGTGCGTCGTTTTCTTTTAAGAAACTATTATCTACAGCAGTTGCCTGTTGTAGTGATTTTTTCCTATAGTATGCATTTCTCTGGTCTACCGTTTCTTGTGGTGCACGGCATAATAACAATCCTCCAATTTCAATAGAGTCTTTATATCTAGAGTTTGGATCTGATTGCAAGTTAATTTCTGGGTGATCCGAATGTTTTACGGGCTCCCAGCCTTCACGCATTTTAGAGGATACATTTAGATTATCAGCAGTGTTAGCTAAACTAATTCTAATCCACCGATAGGCCCAGCCTGCTTGCTTTGTAAATTCTGGCAATAGTGCTGCGGGTGCCCATTCAGTTTTACGGACAGTTTCTGTTCTTCCTTCAGTTTCTCTATTATTTCTGTTATCCATTTGTTCTCTCCAATTTAATCATTTCTCTTGCATATTGTTCCGGGGTCAACTTTAACTTCTTAGCGAAGGCAAGTTGGGTTTTTGTCAAACGTACTTTTTTAGGCGCGGTACTTCGCGTTGCCGGAGCAACTACAGTCGAAGGTTTGCGTTGGCTAGGTTTATCCTGTTCCAACGAATCATCATCCCCAATAAAATTTTCAGGGAATCTCCTTTGCATCGTTTCATCTATACGACGATAGTAGTCTTCTGAGGAAGGGTTAATTCCTGACCTTACTAGTTTTTCATGCAGCCCCAAAGCTAAACTAGTCATTTCCTCATCTTTACCAAACCATTGGTTTTTAGCCTGCCAAGCTTGCGCTTTAGCGTCTGGTTTTGGTATTTGGGGTGTATATGCTTCTTGACGTAAAGGTACAGTATTTTCAGGCTGTTGTAAAGATATATCGTGCTTACGCTGATAATTTGACGCTTGAGATAACTTCATCTGTGCATCATTCATTTTAGCTTGAGCTTCAATAATCCTATCAGTATCACCTGCATCATATGCTTCACGGTAATCTCGTTTAGCAATAGCAAGTTCACTTTCATAAGCGCCTTGAAGAGTTTTTACATATGTCTCTTCCCCTGAACTTAATGTTGATTTGAGCCTTTTGTTTTCTTCTGCTATTTGTTGTGCATATTTAATAGCTTCTTGACGTTCCCTATCCGCAGCTTCTTTCTCACGTCTTTTGTCGTGCCAAACTTTTTTAAGCTGAGCCATTCTTTGTTTAACTCTTTCAGAATAGTCGGTAAGTTCATCTTGCTCTAGTTCCTCTACAACTTCTTTAGGTAGTGGGTCTCTTCCCCTATCAGCTTTCGGAGTGTCATCTTCTTCTTCAATCTCAAAGTCTAACTCGTCTTGCGTAGGTTTAGTTTCTTTTTTTACTTTTGCTTCTGGTTCTTTTATTTCTAAATCAACATCCATACCTTCATCTAAATCTTCTACATCATCAGGCATTTCATTAATTATAGTCGCCATGCTTTTCTCCTTTATGCGCGTTCATAGCCACGTGGATCATCCACTACAGCTTCAACGGTGTCATCATTTATAATGCGGAACTCTTTACCATGAATCTTAATTCGAGTGCCCGAATATGCTCTAGCGATAACGAAGTCTCCTTCTTTACACCAGGCTCCTGTTGGGAATCTATCTTTATCGGCGTAAGCCATATCTCCCATTTTCATAACAAATAAAACTACAGTAGAGTGTTCTTCTATGTTTCTTGTTTTATCTGATTTGATAATTCCACTTTCATATGACTCACCTACTTCAGGCACTGCACATAATATGCGATACCCTTTAACGTGAGGTAATTGAAGTGCTTTTGCTGCTTCTTCTGATGATGCTTCTGCTTTGGCTTCTGCTAGTTCAGCAGCGTCTTTTTTCAGTTGTGCAGCATCGGAAGTTATTACTTTGCCTGTAGGAGATACTATCTCTTTATTAGGTGTTGCGATTTCAGTCATCGTCATACTCCGTACTTTTTGCAAGGTCTTTGGCTATGGACTGTGCGGTTAAGAGACCTTGGATCTTTCCCACAGTATACTGATATTGAGCGAAGTCTTTCGCACTCCCGTCGCCCAAACTATCAAGTAATTCGTTTTGTCTTTCTTGTAACTTTTGAATCAGAACTTCTAGCTCTGTCATTTACTATCCTTTCGGTTGATCTAATTTTTTGTTTTCTAACACTGCTTCCATACCGAGTTTAGTACCTTCCATAAACTCTTTAGCTTGCAATTGTTTCTGTTGTGATACTGCATCGGCACCAATCTTAGCTCCGGCGATTCTTTCTGCTGAGTCCATTTTAGCTCTTTCTAACTCAAGTTTCTGCATATCAAGCGCGGTATCACTAGCCATTTTCTGTGCTTTAGCTTGTGCTTCCATTTGTTTGATCTGTAACTCTTGTATCTGCATTTGTATTAGAGGGTCTTGTTGCTGAGCTGCTACCTGCTGCTGCTGTATTTCTGCAACGTTCTTCTGTAATAATTGTTGGCCAGCTCGAGCCGCGAGACGAGAAACCTCTAGTTCAACGTCCTCCGGTAATACCTCGTCTGGCGCAGGGAGAGGTACTCCTAATTGTTCTTCAAGTAATCTTCTATATTCAAATGCTAAGTGTTCTGCAATGTGAGCTTCGATTGCTGCTCCAACTTGCATAGCTTTCGGACTTTGTCCTACTAACTGAGCCATCTTAGGATCATCTTTAAAAGTCATGTGTGTTTGTATATGTGCTTTATGGTCTTGGTATATATATGCTTTTACCGGTTTACCATTAATAAGATTCATATTCTCTGTTACTGGGTTAGTAGGTGGAATATCTTCTTTATTAGGTATTAGTTTGTTTGCATTCTTAACGCCAAGTACATCCAGCATTTGTCGGTTTAGTTCTGGTAGATCATATATATCTGGGTTAGCTTGCGCTAATTGCATAACCGCTTGGTACTGAACCACTTTTTGTGACATAGTTGCTGCATTAGGATCAGATACCGGTATTACTTCTACTTGGTCATAGTCAGACTGCTTAGCCATTCGATCGCCAATATCTGGTTCATAGCTGTATTCATCTGGTGTGTAGTCTCTAATGATATTTTTAAGTAGTTTAAATTCTTGTTTCATTGCGTAGTGGACACGTGCTTGCACTGCTGACATAACCTTAAGTGTTCGCTCTAGGATAGCTAGTGTTGTTCCTACTGGTGCGTTTGCTGACATATCAGACACTTTCATATCTGCTGCACTTGCAAATCGTCGGCCTTCATCAATAATCTGGTTCATTAATTGATTAAGTACTTGACTTGGTTCTTTATAAGGTAGGGGTAGAATGTTATCTCTAATAGTGCCTGATGGTACATCTACGTCTCTAAACTCTGCTGGTGATATAGGTGTGTCATCACCTTTAATTCTTAATCCACGTGTTTTAAATCCGCCGGGTAAGTTTGCTAATGTACCTGCATCAACTA